CGTAAAGGAAGCCAATGAAGAAAGTTATGCCAGAGAAGTCAGGCAAGGCATTTGTCTTCTGGACTATGAGAGTCACCCAATAGATCGAAGCACAAAGAGCGATGGCAGCAGCAATCCTCCCGAAGCTGGCAGCACCGCTATCAGAAAAGAGAGCTTGAAGAAAGGGGACTTTCCCCAAAGCAAAGGCAACTCCAATACCAACCAAAAACCCAGCAGCAAGATACAGAATGACATTGTACATATTAAATCCTCCTTTCAAAGTGTGGTAGGTCAACAAATGTTTCTTCTGATATATTCTTGTCACCATCCCAGTCAGACCCAGACCTAAGTGGTGCAGTTATCTCTTTCCTCTTATACATCTCATCAGATACTCCCAGGACATATCCAATGAACATATAGCACCGGCACATGGCCATGAGCTTCTGGGCAGTCCCGTTCTTTCCTTCAAGATCAGCCCAGCTGTAGGGATAGGGCATAGCATCCACAGCATCAGATTTTGTCTTAGGAGGAACAACATTGTGCTTTGATCTTGGCCATGGTGTCTTTGATCTTTTCTCTGCCACTGCCTTGTCCTGATCTGCCCTTCCTCTTTCTCCACACTCAATGGTATGATCAAAAACAGTCAAGACTGCTCTGAATACCTTTTGAATGTCTTCATGGCAGGTTGACATCTTACCTTCTGACTGTGGGCTATAGGTGTTCATCTTGCTCCTCCTGATAGAAGTACAGTCACAACTATCCCAAGGGCAGTAGCCAGGAATGTTATGATGCCTGATGTAAGCCATGACGGTCTTTGAGAAAAGCGATCCAGCTTATCAAATATCTTAGTTAGAATATTCTCCAAGTTAATGATCCTCCTTTCATCACTCTCATGTCGAAGTTTACAGGCCTCATGATTGTAATGCTCTTCCATGTTGTAAGTCTCCTTAATTATTATGCTATTCTAAATCCTTGAAAATAACTTCCAGTTTGATCTGCCCCTACTTTTGGAATTGAACTAGCTCTTCCTATTGAAAATCTTATTGATGCATAGTCAGTCGAACCATTTAAATCTATTATGCAAGACCCATGATATGTACTATAATCCATGCTCGCATCATTAGATTGCTGCCATGTTAATGATTTTACTACTACTCCATTTTTTGATAATCTCATGATGTTGTTTGATGCCACACTAGTCCAAGTATCCATATTAAGACTTCCTATAATAAAATATTTGCCAGGAACTTGCGGAGTAAATCTCCCTGTTGCTACATCATATGCTGATCCTAAATCATATTCTTCAGAATTGAATATGATTTCATCAACAGTACCACTACCAGTTAAATTAAATGCTGATCCAGATCTATAAGCACTAAATGCTTGGTTTGAAATTATATCAGCATTAGTCATTATATTTGCTAGCACTGTCTTCAGAGCATTGAAGTCAGCATCACTAACAGCATACCCCTTAGCAGCTAGCATCTCTCCCATAGCAGCTACAAAGGAAGACATCTGGTATGCGAACTTGTTGAATACCTCTTTGTTGAATACTCCTGCTTGTGCACCGTTTACCCGAAAGGAATCAGCAAGATAAGTGGCATCATCTTCCTGATTGTTACCGTTCGGATTGAACTGTTTGAAGTTATTTGATCCAGGCATGTTGAGTCTCCTTTATATGAATTTACCAGCATCAAGTCCTGATATGTAAACATTGTTAAAGTCAAACCCGAAGTAAGGACCAGCACCGAAGTCATAAGTGTACTGGACTCCCTCCGGCCTTGGCACAATTAATCCATTATTGATAAGATCAACAATGATAGAAGAGAATGATCCATACATAGTTATGACAGCTGACATGTTTAAGCTATCATTTATGATAATAGACCCACCAGGGAATATTTCTTGCCAAATTGGAATGAGACTTTGTGTTTTGCCATCCCAATGATTCCATGCCACCTTGGCCTTGAGTAATAGCCGGTAAGTTTCATCATCAAGCGTGGCACTGCTCCCATCAGTAGGTTGGAAGGACATTATTCGAGACTGACCAAGGATCACTCCAAGGACATCAAGTTGCTTTCCTATGGCTAAGTCAATATCAAAATACTCCCACACATCATTAATAAATGATGTGGCATCTTCGATCTTCTGTACATGGCTAGCAAGATGTGCCATGAACTTAGGTGACATCTGGTATTGAGAAGATATGAGTCTTGAATAGTCAGTTGTCATTTATGCCTCTGTTATGACTATATTATTTACATCTCCCTGAGCAACAGCATCATAAGCAATAGCTATGGTTGTAGTTGAAGTACCAGGAAGGCCAGTCTTATTTGCCAATACAGATGTAATAGAGAAAGCAGGAAGCAAAGGATTTCCATCAGGATAAGTCATAGTGGCCCAATACAGGAATGAGTTTTCAATATCATCCCCGATCTGCCGTGAGTTTATCATAGCAGCTATCCAGAACTTGACAAGAGTTATAGTGTCAGCAGTGTAGCCAGCAAGGGGATGAATTACAATTGTCACAAATATTGGTACTGCTGTGGGCCGATGGAACTTAACATCCATAGTGGCAGCAGTAACAGGATCAGTCACAACCACAGTTACTTCACCATCCATGGCACACCCAGGAGTTTTATTTATGAAGATGGCCTGAGCAACATCTTCATCAGTACCACCCTCAACCACAGCAGCAATACAATGACGAGGTATGCCATCAGCATCAGTGGCATCAGTATAATTCTCATAGACCTTCTGACGAGTAACACCATCTATGATAGCTATAGCAGATGCAGTGCCAGAAACCAAGCTCTGAGAAGGAAGGGAAACGCTTTCAGACTGACGAGCTTTCAACTGAGTATCAGTTTCAATCGGTTCACCAGGAGATGCAGCAGCAGCATTGGTAACAGAAGTCCACCCATAGGTAGGAGTAGAGATAATGGATAAGTTACCAGCAAGGGCAGTAACTGCTCCTATCTCCTGGCAGGTAGCAATTACATCGACTGTTCCACCACCGCCGATTGTAATAACAGCAGGAAGGTCCCACTTCTTGCCATTTATGTCTGTAACTATTCCATTATTGATAACTGTACCGGCTGTTCCTGTTAAGGTAACAGTACAGGTTGAATAGGTGGCAACCAGTCGTGAAAGTCCATTTAGCTTGACAATAGCATCTAGAGCAGAGCCAATAGAGGTCTGAGGACTCCTGCTGTTATATGCTAATTGAGCAGCCAGCATACAGTCATATACCTTCAGAGAAAATACTGATATGAATTGATAGTCTGCTGTGTCTGTATCAAGGTAAATATCCTGACCATAGATCGTTTTGGCTTGCTCAATAAGATCATCCAAAATATCCTGGTAGGAAGGAATGGTCATCCCAGATTCATCGATGTATGGAGCAACGTATGCCATTATGTGACTCCTTTAGTTGGATATGCCAACCTGTCCAAACTGAGTGTTCACTACTGCTGTGAATGTATATGCTCTTGAGCTAGAGTCATATGTGCTGGTAAGAGATTCAATGCCAGTTACATATTGTGTCTTGAGGATTCTCTGCTGGATAAGATTATCCACAACTACTTTACTATTCCTTTGCCCCAATATGGACTGCCAAAGGGGAAGACCATCAGCAGTATCTTCCCACCACTCACCCATAAGAAGAAGCAGTCTTGACTTTATTATCTGGACTACAGCATCAAGATCTTCAATATAATCACTCTTGCCTTGTCCAAAGACAGGTTCATAGTCAGCATCAAGTCTTCTCACTCGAATAGTACTCATATTATCCTGCCTTTGTTTTAGTTGTGCTGTAGTTTGCAAGAATAGGAGTCATAAGGACAGCAGGGACACCAGTAACTCCTCCACCTGCAACTACACCAGAATGAGTATGGGCATCATAGAGAGTAGCAAACCTCTCATCAATGAGTTTTTTCAAGGAGGCAGCATTACTCAATTCCACTACATCAGCAGATACCACAACCTTAGCAGCCTCAACTCTTACCTTAACTGTGCCGGCTGCATTCCTTAGTTCTGCTGCTGTAGTGCTGTAAGAGGTTATGACAACCGGCTGGCTCTTCACTCCACATATAGCAAAGCCATCTGATAGATCATGACGCCGTCTGTCCATCTGATTCTGTACACCACCAGACTGGTACCAAGCATCAAAGCAATTGTCTCCAAAGATGACAAGGCACTCATCACCAGCAGTCACTGGTAGGGTAAGAGAGAAGCCACCAGCACTCATCATAATGACAGGCACATCCACAAGCACAGGAATCTCAATGTCTTCAACTTCCCTTGATTCATTATTCAGCACCTTCTCTCGAATGGCCAATCTGACTGTGGCTGTCTGCTTAGCAGCATTGAAGCTCTGTATAATTCCAGGAGCAGCAACCCGTAAGGAAGAAGAGAAGCCATCAAACATCTTCCGAAGGAACTCAAGTTCATCCTGGAGTCTTTCAGGTACTGTTATCAATTTGTGTTCTCCTTGCTGCTTCTTACAAAGTCAGGAATGGCTTCACCAGATAATCCAAGAGGAGCTTTGCCACCTTTGTTAAGACAGATGGCATCAGTATACCATTCCTGGCCACGAGTGTCACCGGTATGAGTAATGCCAATTACTATACCGAACATGTCTTGATCAAGCATAGATATGTACTGTCCTTGTATAGCTTTCTCCTGCTGTATGATGGAGTGATCCAGTTTTATCCTCATACAAGGATTTGTTAATCTGATGTCAGGATTGAGAAGACATCTAAACCTAAATCCATTTTCGATCTGCTGAGGAGTACCTATGAGTCCAGTCTCAGGAGAGATGACAAGGGCTTCATCCTGAGAGACATCAGTCACTTTCATGACATCTAGCTTACCATCATTGATATAGAACTGAGCACTATTGTCCAAGGCTATTTCCCGTGCCTTATCTCTCCAATCCCCAAATACAATCTTCCCTCTGGGTGCCTGTCCCTTCTTTAGATCGTCAGTGATATGATTGATGGGTATTACCGTCCTTGCACTCTTTGCCATATTTGTTATTACAGCATTGTAGTCATACCCAGCCCCCATAGCAAAGTTGACAAAATTCATATGAAGAAGACTATCCCCATCAATACAATGAAGGGTCAACTTATAGTCAACCACATTCTCTCTATCAAATAAAGGCTGGAATACTTCCCCATCAAATATCTTGCCATAAGCCCCATCCTCATACCCAGCCTCAACTACAACCCTGTGTCCTTCTCGAATGATTGATGCCTCTGCTGAAGATGATAGGTTATAGATCGTAATGCTGGCATAGTTTACTGACTGTATTGCTTTCTTTTCGATCTGGAAAGTGCATCGAAGATCAGAGACATCAAGGGCAACATTATCCCTGTCAGTTATCAGCACCCGATATTTGCGAAGGTAGTTATTCATTACAACACAGTATCTCCCCACACAAGAACAAAGTCTGTACCAAGGTTGGCATCAGTAGGATACTCAGCCTGTGTATGGCTTGCATTTATTAAGTAAGCACTACCAATTCTCAGGTATGAATATTGCCCAAGGATATTCATAGAAGGAAGCAAAGGAATAGAATCAAGAATGATAACATTGGTGCTGGGATTTAAGATAGTCATTACCCAATAGCCAGCAACCTCATTGAAGATAATCTTGAATCCAAGGGTAATGTTCTCCCCATCAACTGTGAGAGTTGATTGAAAGGTCTGGTTAGGGTCACTTGTCAAGGGAAGTATTTGTCTCATTTATAATCCCATCTCAGAAAGTGCACTGCCAAGCTCTGGGGTAATAGGCTTAGGTTGTTTGACACCCTTCTTAGACTGACCACTTGTCTGCGGCCGAGTGCTTACCTTTACTACCTTTACTTGTGCTGATATGATCTGCTTAAAGGTAACTGAACAACGCAGACCTTCAATAGTTTTGTAGTCATCAGGAGTGTGTATATTCTCTATGACCATGTTCTCATAGAAGTTCAAACGAGTCTCAACAATTACCGGCTGACGCTTGTATTGAAGCTCTTTCAACTTCTGGAATGCTGAGATTGACTTGGTGCTATATTCTTTCCACCGATCTGGCTGGTAACTGTCCATGACATCAGACATACCAATCTCAAGTATGACACGCTCAGGAAGAACAAAGGAATGGTCAGCTATATTTGCACCGTTCTGAACAGGATGTTCTGTTATCCTCAGAGCAGTAGTGTGGTCAGTCTTCATGATAGCATCGAAGACATGCACAGTTCCACCAGCTTCAATTATTGAAGTCTGTGCGGATGGCTTCCACTGAGGTGGCCGATAAGGAGTCTTTTGAAGCTCTACCTCTGGCGGTCTTTTCTTTAAGAGCTTCCATACATTCCAGATCGCATTGAGTGCTGCCCATGCGGTGGAAGCTCTTGTGACTGCAGTGGGAAATCCCATTATGGCCTCACAACCTGCCTTGTATTAAGAGAAAGACGCTCACCGGCACTTATCACGCCATCACGTACAGACTTGAATATGTCCTGGGTTGTGGCGTTTGAACCTTGTACATTTACAGTAACACCGCCCACATTGATATCTGTCTTCTGGCTTCCTCCAAGAGTAGGCATACCGGCTGACTGCTGAAGACCTTGTGAAGCCATGCTCTGATAGTTGTTTGTGGCACGGTTGGCTCCAGATGCCATGGCTGATAATCCTTCTGCCATCTTTGCTGGTGCTACTTTTGGCTGCTTTGACTGGAATCCTTCAATGCCAGACCAAGCCCCAGCAACATCATCCACAATCTCTGATATAGTCTTCTTGTTAGTTCCTGTGATCTTCCCATATAGATTATCAATGAGGACCATGGCAGATACTATGCCACGAGTTATGAAGTCAATAGCTTTAGTCATCATTCCCCAGATGGGAGCTAAGGTCTTGCTACTCTTTCTTCCATCTATGTAAGCATAGAAGTCATCAATGAGTAAGAGCAAGGCTGACACGATCTTTATAGCAGGAGAGATAGGAGCAAATGCCACAGCAAATGCTATTGCTACCTTCTTACCCCAGTCTGGCATCATGTCCCATATCTCTTTGAAGCCCATGAATAAGTTTTTGACAAACCGAAGAGCAGAGCCAATAAGCTGAATGACTACTGCTATTATCCTTGCTACCTTCTCAGACCACTCAGGCATATGAGCTTGGATCCAGTCATTCATACCAGAAAGACCTTGCTTGATCTCCTTCAGGGGACCGGCTAGATACTTGAACAGCTGGTGCCCAATCCACTCCATGCCATAGGTTATTTCGATCTGAAGACGTTTGAATTCAAACTGAATGCTGCGAATGTACTTTAGCTGGGCCTCTGCCTCTTTTGGTGTCTCCATGCCTCTGGCCTGAGACTTGAGGGCAAAAAACTTCTCCCTCAGTTCAGGCATCCAAGCAATATCCTCTAAGGACTCTCCAAGGGCATCTGCAGCAATCTTCATTTCTTTTGCTGCATCTTTCGACATGAACATATGCATGGCAAACTTCTGGTACTCAAGGTCAGCACTAGCAATCTTATCCATCAGAGAGATAGTGGCAAACCCGATAGAAGCAAGGGCAGAAGTCACAATGGTAGTTGCCTTGAGATACTCCTTGGCCATACCAGTGGTGTGCTTCTCCACCTTGTCATCTACATCCTTGAGTGCTTTATTGAACTTGGCATAAGAGGACATGTCCAGTTCAAACCCAAGGGATACCAGATAGCTTTTCAATACATCAAGACCGTTCATGCTTGTCCTTTCATCAGGTCATCCCAGTCCTTCATTCTCTTCTGGTTTTCCAGTTTCACTTTTTGCATTTCATGCCAGTCCAGAAGATCTGCAAAGGAATAGGTGCCATCGAAGACTTCATGCTGCTGCCAAGCTCCTGCCATAAAAGGAGCATAGGCAAACATGTCTACTCTTTCACACTGAATAAGCTCTGGTCCTTGAGCCCTTCCATCATTCCCTTCAGTGCGTTTCCCTCGAAAAAAGAGGAGACATTAAAGAAGAGAGCATGAACCGTCAAGGCCATGACAGTGCTGACATCAAACTCCAGATCAGCCACTCCCCAAGCTCCACTCTCCATCATCACAGCCACAGGAGCCTCCACTGTACCGGCCATTTGCATCTCATGGCATACGCTGAGGCAGTCCTTCTGGAGAGAAAGGAAGTCAGCCTTGCTCATAGAGGCACGGCTGGACATCATGCCGGCTGCAAGAGCGTTAACATCAGGAGTCTCAGACTTCCCTCCCATAAGCTCTGCGATCATCGGCAGCATCTTTGTCATGACGGTGAATGCTATGTAGCTTCCTGTCAGGGCATCGAAGCGTCCAATGCGGAACTTCTTGCCAGCCAGTTCTACGATCTTGAATGGTTCACGCTTTGTGGTCATTAGTTTGGCCTCACTTCTTTTGATCCACACTTTGGACATTCCTCACCAAAGTTTTCTTCTGTTATCTTTGAAGATTTCCCACAGGCCTCACAGAAGATCGTCTTCATATCAGCATCTTTTGTCTTCCTCTTCTGTGCCTCTTCCAAGTGCATAAGTACACCCATGATAGTTCTCCTTTATGCCGTCAGGCTCTGAATGTCTGCTGCCATGAGCGTCCATGTAACCATCTGACCGTGTGACTGATAGACCTTATCAGGAACCTTCTGGAAACTCATGCCCAGGAGCAAATGTGAAGTGCCGTCAGCTGTATTGCGAAGGGTTGCGCCCATCTGTGCCCACTGGTCAGCCGGTGCAACCATAAGAGCGTTGTAAGCAGCAAGAAGCCACCGATGGACATTCGAGGTCTGCTGGCACTGTATCTGGATGCTTCCATTGCTTCCTGCGATCTTGCTCACCATCACTGACCCGTCAGCAGCCACATCATGGGCGGTCTTGTCAGTAGCCATGGTCACTGTTACCTGCCCAACGCCTTTCCCATCAAAGGAATAGGCACCCAGTTCAGGATGGGCCACTGCACCTGAAAGGTCAAGAAATGAATAGGTAGTATGCTTTGCCATTGTCTTCTCCTTTTCTTATGTTTAGCGATTAACGTACACGCCGATGAGCACGCTGTGGATTGCGCCAGCTTCCTTCACTGCTATGTAGATGGGAGGAGACTTGCGCAGTTGCCGATCTGCATCACTCTGGGTGGAAAGAGCAGCAGCCTGAACAAGATACCCATTAGGCAGGAAGTCGCCATTGTTCAGGTTGAGGATAGCATTGCCAGTCCACTGACCGGCACCAAGGAACCCTATGACCTGAGCAATATCACATGCCTGGTTGCAAGCATGGATGATCTGGTTAATGCCAGCTTCTGTCTGGGGAACTTTCGGATTGCCATAGAGAAGATCCATGACATTAAGCTGAATGTTATTCTTCAGCATGTCAAGGTTGATGATCTCATCGAAGAACTGCCCATTGGCCATCTTCCCCTGCTCGAAAATGTTATAGTAGTTACCATAGGAGAGATACAAGTTTCCATTGTTCCCTTCGATGGTAGCAAGGTCAGTTGCTGATATTGCGTCTGTCAGCACACCAACCTCATTCTTGAACTTCAGGGTATAGGCAGAGTTTGCTAGGCCGGTGTTTGCTCCCATGGCATATCCCAGTATAGCAGCAATGGCATAGAGAGACTGTGTGGAATACTGCCCAATGGTACGGCTGAACCCTGCATCCTTGAGATACTCCATGACGTTTCCAGCAACGCCATTGAGCACAGCAGCATCAGCAGTTGTGTAGCCATAGATGCTGGTGGGCTCTGCTGTTTCTATCCAAAGAGCTATTTCCTTGTGGTCAGCAGTCACTGCACCAGTAGCCATGACAGCATACCACTCAGAACTTTCTGCACGGCATGCCTGGATAGCTTCAAGGATAGACTCTCCAGCATCTATCATGCCAATCCAAACATACATGGGAGCAGGAGTCTGAGCAAAATACAGAGCAGCTGCTATGTATTCAGGATCAGTGGTGAGGAAGCCATCAGCCACCATGTCATCGACTGATGCGTACTTCTGAAGACGATCTCCCACAGCAATATGAGCACTGGGACCAACAATCAGAAGCTGATTGAAGGTTGCTCTTGGTGCTGCCAAGGGACTTACATATACAACTACTTGTACCAAACTGTCTAAACTGAACGTGGTAGGTGCGGCCATGGTATGTCCTCCTTATTCTATTGTAGTAATAATTGGTGAACCGTTCTCACCTTGTAGGTTAATTTCAGCACTTGCAATTGACTTCCCTGTGGTCTGGATTATTACAAGCTCATTGAAGAGCATTGTAAGGTCTTGTCTCTCCCACCATTGTTCCTCAAACTTCTCTGGCATACGCCTTGGCGTGGGTACATCAGGTATCAAATATACATTACTTCTTGCAAGAATGTCATGATACTCTTGAAGGAATATTTTGTTCTTTATGATTCGGATATTGTCATATGAATTGGGACCATACACTTCCCAATTGATTGAATTGACAATTGTGAATCCTGTCTCTGATAGATTGTTTTCAGTATCAGTCTGTGTTATAACATCTTCACGCTGACGGTTATAAGGATTATCAATCTCAAAGCATTGAAGGAATATAACATCTTCAGTTATCTTCCAAGCCGGTGAACCTTTCTGTGGCCATGCTATTCTTACTTTATAGGAAGAGGCATCAAGAGCAGGACCAGGAACCATACTCAGCCCAAGCATCTGCATGGTTATAGTCTGGAAGAGAACATTCAACTGAGCAAGTGTCAGGATAGTATCAGCCATTATCTTTCACCACATATATTATAGCTTTGCGCATCTGAGCTGTATCTATCAAAGGCCGATCTGAACCTTTTGCTACTATTGTTCTCTCAGTATTAGGTGCCCACCCATTTCTTGGATCATCAAACCAAGCTCTTGCTGCATTCTGACCGATCATTCCAGCACGCTTTAAGTGCATCTTAGCTTGTGCTGGCTTTTTATCAAGGAGACTCTTTACAGCCTCTCCTAGCTCTGCTGTTATGGCTTCTTTGTTCTCTTTTGCTTCTAAGGCTGGTTCAATCACTGGTCTCTTAGGTATTCCCTTCAGCTGACTACCATTTGTATGTATATAGAGCAACTGAGCATTATTAACTGGCTCACCTTTCCTTGATGCTTTCTCTTCTGGAATGCCTACATATACTTGCATCTTGGCTATCTCCTTGAGAAGATCACCAAGAGGTTTACCATTATCTTGCTTCTTGACAGTAGTTTTAATCACCAGCAGTCCTCACTCCAATGGCCTTATAGTATCCAAACTTTGAATAATCTTTTATCCAATGGATGCTATAGACCACTCCAAAATAATCTACACTATCAGAAGTTCCAGAGCCACTAACAGCATTGCGACTCATGTATATTGGCTTGGTTGAATAGAAAGTAAAAGCTTCTTTAACACGTTCAGCCTCAGGTAAAAGTTCATGCTCCTTGGCAGTGGAAGGAAGAACAACGCCCACCATAGGTATTACTTCAGGCATACCTTCCTGCCATCCCCCAAGCGCAAACTTGCCATTGCTCCGAGTCACAGTGAACTTGGAAGCAAAGAGAGGATTCAAAATCATGCGCCCTATCTGCATCATAATTGCATACCGCATCCACCAATCATTCTGGCCATACGAATATATTGCTGGCCATAGGTGGTAAGGTTCCACTGACCAGCTTTGTCTTCAATAGTAGAAGAGGTATCAAAGCCAGCACTAACATCACCAACAGACTGGTTGCTGATAAGACCTGAACCTTGTCCTGGAGCACCTGCTTGATTGTTCTTTGCTAAGGTAATAAAATGGGCCAGGACAAGAGACATCCCTTGAGTATAAAGTGTTGTCCACTTTACCTCACTGACATAAGCACTAGCAACAGACTCCCAGAATGTCATTACAGCATCTGGATAGTCTACCTTGCTAGCAAATTCAGGGAAGCTCTTTCGGAATGCCTCTTTGTCCATGGCCATGGTTTACTCCTGCACTTTCTGTACAGCTGCCTCTTCAGCAGCCTTGTTAAGCATCTCAGCCTCTTCTTTGGCCTCAGCTATGATGGCCTCAGCCTCTTCTTTGGCCTCAGCTATGATGGCCTCAGCCTCTTCTTTGGCAGCTGATACAATCTTCTTGGCTTCAGCTGAAACAGCTTTGCCATTCTCCTTTACTACTGCTTCCTTCTTGGTACCTGAGATGGTGATGTTGCCACTCTCGATGTGAGCCTTGACAAACCAGTCATCAAGTACCTCAGAAGGGATTACAATGCCAAGACCAGAAGGGATGACATGATCATATGATCCCTTCTTTCCTTTCATCTTGACAATGAGTTTTTGTTTCACATCATACTTGTTAGCCATGGGTCATCCTCCTAGATGCCGTCTGCATACTGCATGGTCTCAGGATACACCAGCTCAAGACAGCCAAGCCGTCCAAAGTAGGTGGTCAGTTGGAAGATGCCACGATATTCGAGCGGAGTCCTTTGAAGAGGAACCATCGGATATCGGACACGCTCACGGTCCTTGGTGTAAGCAACCATGCGCTGGGTGGAACCGGCACCACGGGATTCAAGCCACTTCACCGGAAGTATCTCCAGCTTCCGTCCGTTGATCTTGAGAGACAGGCTGTTGTCTTCAAGGTAAGAGAGGATAGACTTGTCAGCAAATCCGCTCACCTTCTGGCTCACGATGTATGCGAACTGCGTTGGCGGCAAGAGCAGCCGGTCAGGGCAAACAGCATAACCAGCAGCAGCCCAGGTTGTATTGAGAAGAGTATTGACATCGGTGAGGATCTCATCAGGGGTCTTGTTAGCCCAGAATGTCGGCCCAGCAGCACCAGCAGCCACAGAACCGGTAGTGACATCAGTGCGATTGAGCAGACCATACCGGCCAAGTTCATCATCACCAATGTACACCATTTCATCGATGTCCATCTGGTGCTTCAGCTGAAGGCCGGTGAGCTTCTGAACGTCAATGGGACGGCCAAGCCGCATTGCGCTTTCCAGTTCAGGGATGGTGTATGACACTTCCATGCCCCACAAGAACAAGGGCTGGGGAGTCTTTGCGATGTCCAGCTGGATGCCGGTGATGGACTTGGTATCTTTGCCGATCCATGACTTGCCACCAGGCTTGGTGCCACCAGCAGCTGCGAATGCAGAATTGGTGAAGCTCGAAGACTCATCAGCAATGCTGACGTCTTCCCGCAGGTCAATGTCCCTGCTCCAGGTTACTGAAACGAGCGGAGCGTGCATGGTCTGATCCAGACGCTCAAGCTCTCCGATCAGGAATGCGCCGGTGCTGTCGATGGTACGAGCATCGAAAGTCATCAGGCTATCCTTTGTGAATCCTCTTTTCTTGATCACGTGCATTTGATCTCCCTCCTTACCTTTCAATGTTGTACGAGACTTCGACAATCCCGTTTGCGTCTGCTGCTCCCATGAAGAAGCAATTGGTCACTGCAATGTTATTGCCAGCATCTGCTCCTTCAAAAATCTCACCGATGGCATTTCCACCAGCAGTGTTGATACAGACATAGACCTGACCGCCCTTAGAGGCTGTAACACCAGCAAAGTCCACCATGATATATCCACGCTTCAGGATATCACAAGGAAGCTCTTTGTTCGGAACACCAGCAGCACCAAGAGCAGAGCCAGCAGCAGTTGTCTCCTGTACGGGGTATGGCCTTGCAATGAAGCCATAGATGTCCCCAACAGCAGCAGCAGCTGGAAGTGTCCTGACCTTCCCAGACACCATCTTTGTCAGAGTACCGTACAGCACAGGAGGATAATTCTGGTCGATGATCTCCTGCTGGAGTGATGCCTCAGATACCCTGTTGACCATACCAGGGAATCCTGCAGGCATCCTTGTGACGTATGCATTTCCGAGTGTCATGTTTACTTCCCTCCTTTTCTGGCATCCCAGAACTTTTTGTTAGCATCATTGATGCTTGAAACGGAAACTGCACCTCTCATAATGTCAGAGGTTTTGTGTTGGACGTTCTGCTTGCTGCCGATCTTCATGACCTCAGATGCACCGATGAAGGCAACATCCATGGACTTGCAGTCCATCGTCAGGAAGTCTGCTGGATGGCCCATAAGGAAAGGAAGGATAGCAGCCTTGCCATCTTCCGTCTTATAGGCAGCATCAAGGGACTTGCGCTTGAGCAGGCAGATGCTTTCATCAAAGGTCTTCTTGCTCATGGACTTGACAGTATCCATGGTGGGCCGGGAAAGGTCAGGTGCCAGAATCGAAGACCGATACATGACTTCCTGGAGGATAGGAGCAGCATCTTTAGACTTGCCAAAAGGCTTGTCTTTCTCCTCTTCTTCCTCAGCGTCTTCTGTCTCCTTCTTCTTTTTCTTGGCAGCTTCTTCCTCTTCCTCAGCGTCTTCTGTCTCCTTCTTCTTTTTCTTGGCAGCTTCTTCCTCTTCCTCTTCCACAGCATCCTTGAACATCTTAACCAGAGAGGCCACTGATCCTTCGATCTTGTCAAGCCTCTGGTCAACCGTCAAGGAGGCATCCTTCACCAGTCCAAGGTCTTTGACCTCATCACTGGTAAGGGATTTGAAAAATGCCTTCAGCTTCTCTTTCATACTCCCTCCTTTTTCGTCTTTTGTTTTTGCGTCGTGAATTGCACATAAGCTGCCACAGCGTCCTCGATCTACCAGAGCAATATGATTGCCCCTTATGTTCATCTGCTTTCCCTTTCCTGGTGATGTTTCCACATAGTCTGCATCATAGCCATTGCTGATCTCTTTAATCTTTCCTGACATCACATCATCAATAGTCTGTCTTTCCATGATGAGTAAATCAGCTATAAGGGAATCAGCCTCAAGCCCACTACCACGCCGTACATTCTGTGCATGGCCCTTAGACAACTCACTCCAATTGTCTGGGGTTACTGCATCTTCAGGATGATGCATGGTGATGGGCTTGCCCTCGAAAGAGGCAATGGCATCTGCATTGAATACTTCCTCAGCATCCCGTGTTATGATGATAGCTCCACGAGCGTCTGCTGTGATAGGCACTTCTCCTTCATAATAGGTTTGGTCACCAGTACGAGCAATGGGAACATTCCTGCAGATCAGGAATCCCTCTGGGGTGAGTGACTTATTCTTGCTTATATCAACCTTAGTATGAAAGAGCATGGCGCCGGTCCTCGTTGTTTACTGCTTGATGTAGGTTACTGTGCCAACAACCGCAGAGCTTGTACCGGTAGTGGTTGAGCATAGCGTCTTAGCGCTGGGAACCTTTGCAATCGTACCGCCATATCCAATAGCCACATTCGTACCAATGGCAGAGGTTACGCCGACAGTATGGGTAACATCAGCAGCACCAGTATCACAATGGGTGGTGGTGGTGGTACCACTTACGAGTTTGAACGTTGTCAGCGTTGTGGTGCCAGTAAGATATGCTGTCAGATTGCAGATGTAAATGGACTTAGCAGCAGTCAAGGCCACCACACTTGAGGTGGTATTTGTACCTGTACTGAAAATGGCACTGCTTTTTGCCGCACTAGGATTGCTGCACGGGTCAGCTGCAATCGGATAGATAACAACAGTATCCGAAGGACCAGCCAGCGCACTGAATACTGCCACTACAAGAATCAACATCATTGCTAAAACACCGATCTTCTTCATGTTCACTTCCTCCTTTGGGGTTTATATTATGGGACAACTGGTATATCCAGAATGTCCTCGATGAGTGAAAACTCAACTCCACCAGCTTGTGTCAATTTATACTTCTCTCCATCCTTATAGAGTGCTACAGCATAAAGGCCATCACAAGGAACAGCATCATCAGTATCAGCTGTCATGAAGGTGATAGAAAGAATTGACATGACACCATCAGCATTTGCACTGATTACTCCATCAATAGGCCCAAGCTCATAGGTAGTATCATCAAGGTTTAGCTTGATGCCCATCTTCGCTGTGTATGCTGATATGTCTTTTGCTACACCTCCTTCCTTTATCTCCCATGAGAATGTTCTATGTTCTCCTTTTGCTATCTTTATGGGAAGGAACTCAGCTTCCATTCCTGGGAGAGAGATTACTGAATAAAGAAGACCAAGGAAAGATCCATTAACATCTGCCTTAGATGCTATAATAGTTGCTGGCAATCTGACATCATCATCTTGTAATGGACTGCCGAGGGCGAGGAGGGTGGATTCTTTGGCAACTCCAATATCCACCTGGCAGGTCTCGGCGAAATATTTTGTGCTCGCGCTCACATAGGCCCACGATACGGTATCAGATGCGGCCAGCGTGGCCAGTTCTCCGGCGGTAAGCTCTACATAGTGCATCTCTGTGTCGGCATCGTAGACCAGCGGGTTGGTCCAGTTCCCGCCTGTGTCAACATCGTTCACGATCTTCCGTGCGGCTTCCCCGTGCTTGGACGTTGCGAAGTCATCAAGGGTGCCGATGAATCCTTTAATACGGCGATGGGCCGCGTCTGCGGTGAGAAGTATAGTTTTCATAGGGTTTCCCTTATCTTTCGCATGAAGCCACTCGGGATGTTGTATAGGCTGAAGAAGTGCGGGTTTCTCATATCTGTCTTCCACGCATAATAATCTGCCCAATCGAAGTCTGTACGTCCTGCGATGAGGGCAACGTCTTTTATGGCTATGTTGGCAAACGCAGTTGTCCCGGCTGTAGCCCCAAAATATAAAATATGATTTCCGAAGTTTCCGGTATTATTTGAGGCTGAATATTGTGTAGGGTTCTGTAATATTCCATCTTGTATATAATTTGCTTCTGCTCCACCTGTCCCTATTTTGGAATAATCATAAATAAAAACACTCGACTTTCTATTCTTATCAATGAGGTTTGTCTCTGTTGGATAATAATACCTGCCATTTATTCCTACATTTCCACGCGTTCCTAATCTGAGAGGGTCATTTGCTACAGCACCCATCGTAAATGCTGAAATAGAACCAGCGTTAACAGAAAATGATACGGAAGATTCAAACACCGCCTTTGTTGCTAATAAGTTATAGTCTAAGAATTTCAAGTCCATCAGCAAACAGACTTTATCATAAGCCGTTAAATCTATCGAGCGAGTAGTCTGCAAACTATTTGATACGCCATTGAATACAGCACCGTCAGGGCCAATGTTACCGTTGTAGACTTCTCGGATAGTTAAATTATCTATGGTACAAGTTGCCCCACCTAAACCTCTGATTGAAATACTGCCATTCCCTGCACAGGTCATTGTTTGCTGTATTCCTACTCCTGTGCTGGTTACTATTGTTCCTGCAGTAGTTCCACATAGGATTCTCATCCCTGCGCCTGTAACGGAATCTACGTTCCAAATAAACTCATAAGTTTTACCAACAACAAAACGTGCCGCAACAGACAAATCTTGAAATAATGCATTAGAAAAACTCGCTTTCCCTCCCGCTATTGTCCACGCACCACTTATGTTAGTAAAAAACGGGTCTGCATCTATCTGGAAATCCCCGTGACCATTCAGCACATCCGTAGCTATCAGGTGATTGCCACCAACTGAGTCAAGCAAATTATCCCGCAACCATGCGTGTTTCAGGTACGGGCCTGCGAAATACTCGGCGGCTGTGCGGTAGTCTAACACGCTCGCCCGATGTGACCGTATGTGGGTCAGGACATCCATCTTACGGGTTTACCGTCTTGATGCCTTCAAGATTCGACTGATCTACTCTGGCGCAGCAGGCCGGAGAGCTTGCTGCATATGCGTTGTTCAGGATCACCCGCATCCGGGCCGCTCCCATGGTGCTGTAGGACCGGGCGAACTTCTCTGCTTTGGTATAGTACGTCCCCTGCGCGGCTGCATAAGTGAGTGCTTCCCGTAGGGTGACGGTCTCCGATCCGCCGGTGATGACGCGGGCCTTGACTGCGCGTATTTCCGATTCTGTGGTGATCCCACCCTTGAAGAATATCTCATCGCCCACCGCCGGGACGCTGGCCCCGCACTCGATGACGGTGCTGCCAATAGCTTCGATGCCGTCAGTGACGATCGCGGTAGCCGCAGCGGTGCCGGTGATGATAGACTCAACAGTTATCCAGTTGTCAGTCCCGGTGGTTTTATAGCTCTTCTGGACGATGAACTGCATCCCCGTGGGTGCAGTGGCGTTGTCCAGACCGAAGAAAAACCCGAGGTCGAGCTGGAGCAGGACAGACACGTTGATGTCTGCAAGGACAACTACCTCCTGTGATGCAAGGGATCGCCATGCCTGGTATGCTATGTCGGCTGTCTGTTTTTGGGTGAGTGACATTATTTCACCTCCGGGGCCGGAAGGACACCGGTGGTTTTGACGATGCCGGTCTCAACCAGGGCGGGGCCTTTTTGTAGAATTACCGGCTGGCCGTCTTCCATGAGGGGTGCAGACTCGATGGAGTACTCCGTGCCCGGCGGCTGGATGTTCGTCTCGATCCATTTGATGACCTCGCCGCTGATGCCGCGCAGGTCGTAGCGCTTCTCCCGTCTGTCGAGCGGGGCGGGCTGGGCCAGTGCCATGATCTCATCTGCGGCGGGCTGGGGGACCATCTTCAGATAGACGAACAGGGCGAGCATTTCCTGTACCACGGGGATGGTCAGGTCCCACTCATAGGTGCTGTCGAACTGGTAGCGGACCTCTGCGGTTACGGTTCCATCCAACATGGCTTTGGCGAACGACATATTGGCGCTGTGCTTACTGAGTATGGTGAAAAATTCATTTTTGTTGACGATCATTTTATTACCTCGTCCCCTCTATCGCCTGTACACCGTCCAGCGCCCAGGCATAATTATGCAGCAAGTTGTTCAGTATTTGCTATTTTCTCAAACTTAGATCTGGTCATATATTGTATCTGCCCAGCATAGTACACTTTCATCGGCCATTGTAAAGAGGAAAGGGAAAGAACAGGTTGAGGATAACACCGATCATTTGGGGCATCACCTGCATGATAGTATCCTAACTTGCTCTTAATACCAATGAGCTTCTCAGGTGATGGTGCTTCACTCCAAGACACAAGCACACCTTCCATATGCTGATGAGAATTTCTCACCCTTCCATCCTTGCTAGTCCTCCATACATACCAGTCAAGTTCCAGATCTTCAGCCCTTGCTCTTGTCAATGCAGTGGACGCCTTGCTAGTCTCTGTACGAGCTATCAGAGTAATGCGCTGCTGGGTTAGCTTCTTGACCAGCTTCTTTTCTACTAAGAGCTTGCTGATTGCTTCATACCTCATACCCTTAGCAGCCAGCTTCTGTACAAGAGCTGTAACCTTCTTTGATACCTCAAGAGGAAGAGAAGAGATAAGGTCAGCGTTGTTTCGTACAAGCTCTTGCACCTTATGCCCAGTTACTCCCTCAAGCTCATTCGAGAGCAGCTGGTGGATCTTCTTACCTTCTGTCCCTTCACTTGCTGCTTCTCTCCAAGTACTGGCAGAAGAGGCATATAGGCCGGTGATCATCCTTCTTGCAACAGAATTAGCCCACTCCAAGAACTTAGGCTTGCTGCTGGCAGATCGAAGCACCTCAAGCTGCTCATCGTAAGAGTCCATACCTTCTACAGCCTTGCTGAAGAAAAAGTTAGCCATCTTCATCATGCTAGATGAGTAGTCTGATTCTATGCGCTTCTTTGTCTGCCAGGATTGTTCTTTCATTTTATTTATTAATGCTGCACATAATCACACCATGCGCCCTTTTTAAGTACATTGGCCTGTGCATTTGTTGAGTCTGCTATATAAAGTGTGGCGGTTCCTGCAGCTGTCACAGTGAAATACCCGTCAAGTCTATTCGGAGTGGTTTGTGCTATTGCTGTGGTTATGGATGCTGTGCATCCCGTACAGGTTGACGCCCATTGTGCAGTTATATTATCAGGAGCGGTTAGAGCGGTTGCACTTGCTGCTCTCCGCGTCATGTAAAAACTTATTGTACTAGTGGCCGGCAATGCCCAAGCATATCTGGCTGCGCTTGTTGTGGTGTCTGTAGTTGGAAGAAAACAGCTTATTGTATATGACCCAATAGCAACAGGGAAGGTAATATAGGTACTTGCTGCTGCTGTTGTTGAACTGAACGTCTGATCTGCTGTTGCCCATACTCTCCTTGGAGTGGGCGATGCTGAAGGGACGCCTCCATTTGATATATGCAATCCACCCGTCCCTGTTGTGGTAGACAGTACTCCTGCAGTCATGGAAACGGTGCCTGTTGAGCTTGCCCTTTTCAATACTGAACCAGTGGTAGAACTGAAAAGGACAAGCTCATTATCCACTGATGTTCCTGGTCCTGTTATTGGAGTTCCTCCACCAGGAGCATTTTCTGTACAGTCTATCGTTATGCCGTCAGCGCTTGAACACCATTTTCCTGTTGTGATCGTTCCAATCTTCTTTGTGCTATCCTTGATGGTCTTTCCACCTGTACCATTAAACAACACTATTGCGTCAGCTGTAGAACTTGCTGGGCCTACAACATCACCAGTCCCAGCTGGTGCATCAGCAGTACAAGTTACTTTTGAATTTAATTCTGTACACCACTTTCCTAGTGTGATAGTTCCTATCTTCGCATTAATACTTGTGGTGATCTGTGTCGCTACATCACTTGCAGTTGTGTATGATGCAGAGTGTTTTGTATTATCGTGCGTCGTTGGAGTACGAGCATCTGTCAAACGTCCATCAGTAGATGCCACTATGCCACCATGAGCTGTCGTTGTATATCCTGAATGAGCAATTCCTGTATAAAGTCCATTAGCTACAGAAGTGGTACTATAATCTGCAGCTGTAGCAGTGGACATTGTTCCAAGCCCAGTTATGGTATTATTACTTTGTGAACCAGTTTGGTTAGATCGAAGGAAGGCATCACCATTCTTACCTTGCGGATCATACACAGCCTTAGTCATATCACCAGACCCAGTGGCACCACCAGATGATCTAAGGTCTGAGGCATAGATAATACTAATAGCACAAAGAACTGCTATTAGTATTACTATTATGTATGGTATGAGCTTCTTCATTCTATTCCTCAAATATTGAAGCAGTAGTTGTTCCAGCACTTACTATGCCATAGATCGCAGCAGTGTTACGATCTAACACCATAGTCTCATCAGCTTTAAGAAGAAAACCAAGCCCTACAGTAACACCTCTGGGACCAACATACATGCTGACAAGGCCGGTATTCCTTATCAGGATAGACTTCCGGTTTATGTTTGCTGCCTTTATAAGTGTACCACCAGTAGGATTAGTAACTGTGATCTGACTGGTTAATACACTTATTGAAACAGCAGTTGAGACAGGAGCAGGAGTGCTTATGGTCTGAGCAAATGACAAAGAAGAAAGCAGACAAGCAATTATAATGATGAATGATCTCATACATACCTCACAATGTTTTCGATTGACCATGAAGTTGGAGTCTCTGCTATCTCAGACTTTACATATACAATGATCTTTGATACTGGCTTAAGTTCATTGTATCTGACAATCGCTCCAGGAGCAAGCACATAATCCTCAAGCTCAGTAAACTCAATCAACCCATTGAAGTTCAGCTTTGATGTTATCTTCAAGAGCATATTATTTACAAGTCCGGTATTCTTTATAGCAATGCCGATCTGAGATGATGTTCTGGCATCCAATGATACTACAGCAGCATAGTCATTGGTAGTGTCTCCGATCTTATTTCCTTCCCCGGCTGGCAACATTATAATGCCACCTTCTTCTTGACATCTTCTATTGCTTCCTCTTTTGTATCTAGGTCTAAGTAAGAGAATTTAACCATGCCATTATTTCGAGCTTCCCAATGCCAGCCATTACCATCTTCCCATACTTTATACTGCCAACCTGCATGGTAATAATCCTTTGTCTTCTCTTTCTTAGGCACAGCACCTTCTTCTTTCTCCACAGGAAGGTCAGTCAAAGGATCAACATCTTCCTCGCCCATTATCAAGTCAGGCTCTTTCTCAGCCTCAGTAATGTCCTCATCAGTTATGTTAGTGAACATACCGGTGATCCTGCTGCTTTGTTTCAATTCTTTAAGCACCATATGCTTCTTCAAGATGCCTGAGTTGAATAGGTTATTAAGTGAGTCGCCAATGTTCTTAGCAAGCTCCACCTTCTCTTTGTCTTGCATCTGCCAGAGAGGATTGAAGGCAATAGACCCATCTTCAGGGAAGGGCTTAGACAGAAGAGACATGCTCATGACACGCAAAATCGTCAGCAAAGGTTCATTCATCTGAGAGTTCTGGAGCTTGTTGATATCATCATAGTAGAAGCGCAGGTCAGACTCACCAGTAGCATTCATGCCGGTGGGTGACTGCCCGAAGAGGCGCACAAGAGGTATTTCACACGCTCCAGAAAGCTGCTGACCAAATTGAAGCAGGACATCAGACAGGCCAGAGAAACTATACTGGTGAGCAGCAAACTGATCCTTGCTATCAAGCAGCGTCAGCCCTTCATTGTTCTGCATAAGACGTATATATTCAAACTGCTTGATGAGTGCTGCTTCCATTACTCCACCAGCAGCAAGAATGTCTCGAAGACCATCAACCAAGATTGTGCGCAGATGAGCCTTATAAACTAGCTGGGCAGTTCCCTGTGTAGTAGAATCAAACGCCAGCAGCCGGTCATACAACCGCTCCACAACAGACTCACTCCACAAGTTCTCTGCTTGCTTCCAGAGGTAAGGCAACTCAATACCATCAAAGCGCAGCACACGAGTATGGTGCACCTTCATGGTAGGAAGCACTGAGGAGGAGGCAATGATATCATAATACTTTGGCATACCGAAGTCAGGCCCAAAGTCTTGCACAAGGTTGTTAAGGGAAGGATTCAGCAGCCACCTATCTAAGACCAGCAAGCCCTTGAAGCTATCCTTGCCCACTGTATCGATCTTCAAGGGCTTGTCCATCTTCTGTCCTTCTATACAGATAATGGCCACAGCACCACCATACAAGCGTCCCCACTTAATGGCGTTGGTAATGTTACGCCATACATTGAGACTGACCATCTTCTTCTGTATGAGGTCTGTGTCCTCTGGTTTAAGTTCTGAGTTGATCTGGATGCCAGCACGGGTCATGTCCTCAGCCTTGGCATCTACGATCTTGCCCACAATCCAGCTGGTACGATACATAGCATCCAGCAGCACACGGTTACGAGTAAGGAATCCACCAAAGCCATACGAGCTACCAGAGGAAAGGTTGTCCCCATTACCTACACCCAAACGGGCAAATAAGTTCTGGTATCCATCAGAAGTCATAAATGCCTTGGCTTGCTTGATGGAGTCTTTCACTGCTGCTCTTTGGAATTTAGCTTGCTTCATCGCTCTCCAGTTATCGCTCGTTTAAGCTGAGACAAGAGCATTGTATTGAAAAAGTAGAACAACCTTTTGTCTTCCTTATTCTTTGCCATAGGGAAGGACATGGGCTTTTGGTTGTTTGGTTTGGGCTTCATATATAACAATTGCACCTTTGCTGACTTTCTCCATATACAAGATAAGGGCATTTTGCATTCTTTCTAACTTGATATTCATTATCTGGGACCTTACATCCTGAATAACAAGTTTCACTACCATCTGTATTCATGTTCTCACAAGTATGATAATCTTTTGTCTTTGCATCCTTCCCCTTAGCTCTCTCCATGCCATCTTTGAAGATGGTGGTGGATGAGTCAGCAGTCAGCTCCCATTCTTCAGAACTAAGAGAGCTTGTAATCACTTCCATCGGAGCAACAGTCATGATCTCTCCCTTTTCAAATTCCATCCTTCCTTTCCAATCCTTCTTCTCACTCATGCTCAAGACAAACTTTGTTATTTTACCCTTTGAATTTGTCTTGACTGATTCAATTGTCCCTTGACCACCTGCTACTAGCCTCAATTTCTTGCCAATAAGTAACTGAGGGCCAGCATCCTTCATCTTCATCCTCTCCATGCCATCCTTGAAGATAGTGGGTGAGGAGTCTTTGCCAGGCATCTGTCTTGCTGATATGTCATCAAATACCTTATCAGCAATATCCAAAGTTTCCATCACTTGTGTTATTGTTGATCCTGTTAACTTAGATACTATTGTGAATGATGCTGCTCCATTCTGCATCAACTTATAAAACATATTCTCTCTTACAAGCATGGCATCCTTCACCTTAGCTCTCTGAGCCTCTTCCAGATGCATGAGAGAGTGGTTGTATGTACTTGCGTCTGATGTCTTGGAGTCAGCAGCCCTATGAGTAACTTGCTCACCATTTTTCTCAGCAAGCATAACTGTTACTTCATAACTCTTCTTTGCTCCAAACTGTTCAGCAGCAATAACCTGAGCTTTGTATGAAGTCTCTGCCATAACTTCAATCTGCTTCCCTTTATATATGGCTATGTATCCATTCATGAGTTCACCGCCTTTAATAGATTTGAGTTGCTACCACGCCTCTGAATATACCCATCCAGCATATACCGTATGCCATCCCAATGATGGTTATGCTTGTCCACAATTACCGGTAGTACCTCACGAGTCACAGGGTCAATCTTGTATTTGTACATACGAGTTTCCTGGTAGGGATTGAGGCACTTACGATCTAAGGTAGTGCATCGCTCATGGATGACCACTTCCTTGAATCCGTTGATATGAGCAATGCCATCCTCGACTGAGCCCTGCCACTTCTCAGCAGCACTGATATTGAATCCCTGCCGGCGAAGATAGCTAATAGTCTCAGGCCTAGCACAATCTGCCTTAATGGGCCACTTCCTGCTATCAGGTATCTGATCATACATCGCCGGTATGTCATCAATCTCACATCGTACCTTATGGATGCTATAGTCTATGAACAGAGTCTTGTCTATGATGAAGCCACGATCTAAGGTATTCGGGTCATTAGCAAACCCGAAGTCAGCACCAAAGAATATGCGCACTCCCTTCTCAGGAGTAGTAAAGGTATCAATTCGGGCACGCTTAATGATATTAGCATCACTGATCTGCCGACATTTACCTTCCCATACCCAGTCATATGTCTCAGGATCAATAGCTCTGCATTCTTCCATATCAGCCCTGAGCACATCAGGGAAGAATGGATTATCACGGAAGCCAATCTCAATAACAACAGAGTCCACTGGTGGCTTCTCAACAAACCTCTTCCATGTGGGATCAGTATCAGCATCAGGATTGAAGCTGATCCATATCTCTGAGTTGGCCTTGCGGATAGTTGGTATGAGGACATCCCAGCTTTCCTTGCTTACCTTCTCAGCCTCTTCTACCCAGCAGATGTCAATACCTTCCATCGACTTGACTGCTGTTATGTTTGTCTTGAGGCCTGAGAAGATGAACTCAGATCCATTTACCGATGTGATTGAGGTAAGAGTAATTCGGAAGTATGCCTGAAGGCCAAGAGCATATATCTGCTCTTCAAGAAGATGATGGACTGACTCTTTGATTGACTTCTGAAATTCACGGGCACAAAGTATGCGTAGCTCCATCTGAAGAGATAAGAAAATGAGGGCACGAGCAATTCCCCAAGACTTAGCACCACCACGTCCACCATAAAGTATCTTATAGCGGGAAGGAGAAAACAGTGGTGCCAGCTTCTCAGGGAAGTCAGCGTTTATTTCGAGTGTATCATTTTCCAGAATGGGGCTTGACAAGATTGATGCTCACCTTCATGCTAGTCTTAATTGGCCCACCATCTTCGCCGGTGATCTCAGTTTTGTTTGGCAGCAATCTGGTCATCGACTGAAGTACTGCTGCCTCACCTTTGGTAGTCTTGGCAACTTTGATTATGAAATCCTTGCCACCAAGCTCTTCAAACGCATCAAGGAATGCCTGCTTCACTGTAGTGAATTTGTTCGGCGTGCCTTTCTTGCGTCCTGACTTTGGGACTTTCTCCATGCCCTTCTTAAACTTTGGATTAGCCATAATGTTTTGTACTTATTTCTGAAATAGAAATGGGGTTGTACTGAGGTGAGTATATACTCCCACTCAGTATGGAGTAAAGGACTATTTCATGACGATCTTCGCCCACCGGTGCAAATTGAAAGGAAAGGAAACTCCACACCCAGTTTATCCCAATGTTTCTCATGTTGTCTTAAAACACTCAGTAATTTGCACCGGAACACCGGTTTGCACCGGATGCTGTAACTTATTAAAAGAAAAAGAAAAACTCATAATTACCGGTGCAAATACTAATTTACTATATTAAATATATTATAGTAATAATACTATAGGTAATAGGTAGTAATAAAGAATTAATAATAGTGTATATAAAAGATAGGGGAAAGGGCTTGCACCGGAATTGCACCGGGAGCTGAAGTTCCTTCTATATATACTCCCTTTTTTCCTTTACCGGTGCATCCGGTGCAAATTCGCAGATCGAAGCTCCATACCCATACACTCAAGGTCATATTCATCAACTCATAATAATAATAAGTCATATAAAAGTTCTTTACTTTACATTATTATGAGTATATCCTTCGCTCATTCTAATAAGGAGGACTTTAGCATGCCAAACATTACAGTATCTCTGCCAGCCGATCTTTACCTTGAGGTAAGTAAACTCAAGAATAAATCTGCCATAGTGACAGCAGCATTGAGGAAACATATTCATCCAATCATCACTCAAAAAGAATATTACTCACCTGAGTACTGCAAGGCCCAAGGCATAAAGAGGAACTTGAAGCGTGGGTCAACTGATACATTTGAGGCAGAGCTTGCTAAGCAGGTTAAGGCTCAGAGTGATAGGATAGCAAAGCTCATGAATGATCAAGAGCAGGAGAGAATACAGCGTGAGGACATTCGATCTAAGTTGGAAAGTGAAGCCAAAAGAGAAATTAAAGAAGAACTCATGGCTAAAATTAACGCCATATAAAACTTCTTTACTTAACAAAAGTTATTTAATATACTATCGGCTGTGTGTCTCTCCTCCCTGCCCGCCTACAGGCTCTTTAAGGGAAGCGCAGCCCTTAGAGAGTCTGGGCAGGGAACCATTAATACGAGAAGAGATAACACAAATGGTGAGACAGGAGATGAGCACACATCATGTATTCCCCTAATCAACAGACTGTTTCAAAATCCAAGAAAAAATTTCATATAGAAGATGCCATCCCCATCACAGCTGCCTTTACCAAGAAGCTGTTCAAGGATTTCATCACTACAAAGAACTATAAGTTTGAGACTCTTACTGCCCATGGTATTATACAAGGCCAAGCAGTCAGCTCAGATAGCTCAGACAAGAAGAGCAAAAACTCATACCCTATCATTGGCATTAAGATGGGTGAGCACAGTTACCATTGTGTCAGCTATACTACCTACCAAGACAACCTCCGCTTCATAAACGCCTCAGATAAACAAAAACAAAAGCCCGATCTTAATTTGTTAGGCATTAGCATAAGTGCTCCTACAATCTTCTTGACTGAGGGATTCTGGGACATGCTTACGCTGTATGAGATGGAGAGATATGCTATGGCTCTCCCGGGAGTGAATAACTTTCCTGATGAGTGGATGGGGTTATTTGAAAATAAGGAAGTGTACATTGTATTTGACAATGACAAACCTGGGCAGGAATATGCAAGAAAGTGGTCAATAAAACTAAGCAGCATTGCTAGGTTTGTAAAGGTCATTCATCTGCCATCGAAGATCGAATATAATGGAGAAGAGATAGCAGTCAAGGACATCAGTGATCTTTACCACAAAACTTCATTAGCATTTGCTGATGGGTTGCTTACTTCTCTCATAGAAGAGGCTGAAGAGGTAGAGTTCAACCCACAGCAGTCAATATCAGAAATAATAAACAGTCAAGGAACAGCAGAGCAGAAGTATGTTAACATAGCAACCTTCATTCAGCAGGACATAGAGAGTAATGGCGGCAAGATCATACCTTATAATAGCAGTCAGGAATTTGCCATAGCTCTTAATGGTACTTCAATCTTAACTGATGAGCGTATTCAGACCCACCTCTGCCGTGTTTATGGCTTCCTTCCTTCTGTAACTCTCTGGCGTCAGATATATGACCACTTGTATCAGCTAGCACTCCAAACAACAGATAGCAAGGTTCATACCTTTAGCCATTATGACCATGATGGTGGTCTTCTCTATATAGGGACTAAGAACAATGGCATGATCAGGATAACATCAGATCGAAGTATCAGTGCCATATCTGTAGTTCCCCAAGGCTATGATGGCATCTACATTCAGTCCAGCAATGATCTTGACCTTTCCTTTATAGAAGACATGCACAGGATAAGGACAGGTACTAGCCTTGAGAGTCTCTTCGATCTATTCCTTCATGATGGTGGTGATGCTCAGAAGTTCCTGCTCAAGACTTGGTTCTATCAGACATTCTTTGAGCCCCAGATGCGCAATATCTTATGTGTCATTGGTGAGCCTGGGTCTGGTAAGACTATGCTCCTTAAAATCATAAAGGGTATCTTAAATGGGTTCACTGATGGCCGGTTCAATCCCAATAGCATCCCTGAGGAAGACTACATCTTCCTTGAGATGATTAAGTCTTCCCGCCACCTCTTCTTTGATGAGTTCAATGAGTCAGATCCAAGTATCAAGACAAAGTTCCGCATGCTGGCTACTGGCGCTGAGAGCGTATTCAGAGAGAAGTATGCACGCAAGAGCATAAAGTTCAGGCCGAAGGTCTGGCTGGCTGTATCTGCTCACTCTCCGAAGATTCGAGAGAATGATATTGCTCAGAGGCTCTGCATCATTCGCCTCTCCCACCCAGCTAAGAAGACAAAGCTCATCAATGAGTTTACCTTCTATAATAACCTAGAGAAAGAGCGTGCCACAATCTGGTCAAGCTTGCTCCTCAACTTGAACAATATACTAGCCAACCTCAAAGAGAATGGCAAGGCGCAGATCGAATTAAAGAACTATTGCCGGCAGGTGGAGATGGCTGACTTCGCATTCCAAGTCTTCCCGAAAGAGCGTGAGGTTTGCCAGCATTGCTTCGAGAATATGAATAAGCTCCAGGAAGGATTCTCTGCTGAGTTTGACCCGTTGCTTGACCTCTTGGATGACTGGATGATTCAGAGCAGCAAGAACTATCATAATGAGGGCAAGGTAGTGGTAGGAGCAAAAGACCTGTATAACGATCTCATGCCACTGGCTAAGGATAAGAACTTAAAGAGCTTCCCCATATCCATCCAAGGGTTTGGAAAGTGGATCCATGGGCGTGTGACTGTACTTGCTGAGATGTATGGGTATGAGCGCAGCAAGGATACAAACCATAACACATGGCAATATACATTTAACATTCGAGAGAAGATTGCTGGTGAGAAGGAGGTATTTTGAGTAAGAACAAATATAATGGCACAAGTCATATATCTATAGATTTTGTATCATGCCCATTTTGTAAATCTCCAGAAGGTATTCCTTGCAAAACATTGCATCCATCAGTAAGAGCAGATAAGAGAGGGAGCAGGTATACAGAGACTCATCAAGCAAGGATTAATAAATACTTTTTAAGTTTGAAGGAGACCAAATGATGGTAAAAATAACCCTAATGATTGATGGATGGAAGAAAGATATAGAGATACCAAATGAACTTTTCAAGGCTGGTGTTATTGAAATTTCTTTCTTCCCTTCTATATATGCTAATGATGTTAGAGTAAGATTTTATCGTGACTATCAGAATTGTGGTGGTGTGCATCCAATCTTTAAGGCCAATCAATAATGGCACGAATATTTGAAGGATACATAAGTCCGTATGACGTACACATGCTCATGAAGGGACCAAATGCTGATGGTGACATGCTTCACCTTGGAGTTGTGTATAAAGAAAAGCGCAATGAGAACTATATGCATGTGAGACTTACATTTGAAGAAATAAAGGAGGACACACACAATGAAGAAGGAAAAAAGAGCAAAGGTGCAACACGATCTAAGGGTGGGAGAGGTTGAGTTCAATCGTATCCAAGAAGGTGGACAGAAGTGTATAATCATCCAGAGCATTGGTCAGTTCCAAGTTGGTGACGATCTGTTCTTGGTAGAAGTAAAGGATGATGGCGACCGGTGCTGCAATTTTGTCACCACAGGCCGAACATTTAAGACCTTCATCACAGATATCACAGAAGGGAATAACATCGCCGGTCTTAGGGAAGGGTATGCTGTGCTTTCCCTTTATGGTGGTGGGTTCCTTGAGATGGCTAAGGAAGGGAAGAAGCTGTCTGAGATTGCAGGAGTTAATGTAGTGGCTGAGACTGAGGAGGGAAGACTGCCATGAAGACCAAAAAGCCATCCAAGGCCGCAGTCGTAAGTGAGCAGAAGCTAGAACAGGGCTATCAAGACAGCATCACCAGTGGATGGCCCAGACCGGCGAAGCGTGCAGAGATAGTATGGGAATGTCCGATCTGCGTTGGCAGGATGACCATCCAAGGTGTTGGCCATCTTTACTGCAATAATTGCAATGAGTACTATACTGTCACCCAAGACGGTGACTTGGAGAAGACATCATGCCCATAATATATTATGCCATATTGCTTGGACTGTTTCTTGTTGGTCCTGGGTGTGGGAATATGTTTACTGTTGAGATCAATACTCCTCCAGTTCGAGGAATTGAATGTCCTGATGGGTTAGTAGCATGGCAAGTTCCTCCTGAAACATTGCCTCCTGACTATCCAATAACATTTATATGTGTGAAAAAATGAACCTAACAATTGAGAATGGCAAGTTCATGCTTCGCTTTCCTTATGATGCTGCTCTGGTAACTCAGATCAGATTAATGAACTGTGGCACCTTCAATAAGGTCTACAAGGCATGGGAGTTTCCCCTCACAGCTGTAGCATATAAGAAGCTCAAGACATTAGGCATAAGTCATCCTGAAGTAGAGGCTTGGCTGGAAGATCGAAAGAAGGTCATCCATCTTTACAAGCATACCTTTAAGACTGAGTGCCTTCCCCATCAGGTAGAAGCTTTGAAGTTTACTCTCACAATGTTTGGCATGGAAGTGAAATGAAAGATAGGTGGCCCAATGGCTAAGTGTAAAGTAGTTCATTGTCAGAAGTCTTACATGGGACATGTATTGAAGATTTGTGCTATCTGCTGGGATAACTTTGAGGTGTGCCCTGACTGCCTTATCCGGTATGAGAAGATCGTTTGTCCTGATTGTATTGCTGAGGGGATGAGGGATGATTCTGTAGACCAGCTGGCAGTTGTGGTTGGTAAGTATTCTTTGAAGCAAGCCATCATGGAGAGAGCACAAAGTCCACTAGAGGAAGGAGAATAACATGAATGCACAGCAGCTACAAAATGCAATCGCAGCTTGGAGTGATAAGACCTTTGGGTCAAGCATCTTAGATCGCACTGGCAAGCAGATGCCAATAGATCGAAGAGAAGGGCTCCTCAATCACATGAAGAAGGAGATTGAGGAGCTTAGATTGAAGCCAAACTCACCCACAGAGATGGCAGATATTTTCATGCTTCTCTTAGACTATGCTGCTCACTCTGGTGTGACAGTGGATATGCTTTTTGATGCCACTCTCAAGAAGCTGGCCATTAACATGAAGCGAAAGTGGGGACCAGTTCAGCCTGATGGTTCTATTGAACATGTGAGGGAAGAATGATGGAAATAATTATTTACATAGGGTTTACAATAATCAATCTTATCATTCTTGGTTTGAATGTGAAGCTGTATACAGAATATTTCAAAGATCGAAGTATGCTTCATAGGAAAGGAGGTGATGCCAAATGCCATGTCCAGAAGATAAAAAAGAGACTCTATTGAGTTTTGGAGCTGCTTTATTGATGGACATGGGGACCATGAAGACAAAAGTGGTCATTGACACAGCTGAGATACTTCATGCTGTGGGCCTTGTCCATAAGGTGCTCGTGGTTACTATCCTTAACATCGTTGATGGATGGGGTGGTGATGGTGGTCAGCTGGATAAACATTCCTCCCAGTCTATCTGGTCATCAGCCATAGGAAGCAAGAAGGAACGGCTGAGAGCCATAGAAGATATAGACACCTATTCAGAAAATAATCCTGGCACTCTCTGCTGGGTGCTTATAAATGCTGAAGGACTTGATAGTGTGCTGCCTGAATTGCTTAGATCGAAGTTTAATATGGTGGTGGTAGATGAGTCTACAATCATAAAGACTAGGACAGCTGGTCGCACCAAGACCATGGTGGAGTATTTTAAGAAAGCTCCATTCAAGATAATTATGACCGGCAACCCGATACCCAAGGGTGCTGATGAGGCTTTCTCTCAGTACCACTTTGTTGATGAAGGTGTGTTTGGTGCTAAGTATTATCCTCATGTTGAGAGATATTTTGATGTAGACTATTTTGGCAAGGTGCTCTCAGTAAAAGATCCAGAGGGATTTGATGAAGAGCTTTACAGTATTGCCTATCGGGTGAAGAAGTCTGACTGCCTTTCCCTTCCACCAAAGGTCTATCAGACTGTATATGTAACCATGACACCAGAGCAGTCAAAGTCATACCAAGCCATGTATGAGGATGCTGTCTCTTCTTATGATGACTTCTCATGTGCTGCTCCGATGGTCATTACAAAGTTCCTTCGATGTTCGCAGATCGCAGGTGGATTCTTCCCAGGAATTAAGCAGAGCGAAGAAGGAAGTGTTGGTGAGATGGATGCCAGACCGATATTGCCCAACCCAAAACTTGAGGCATTGGTTGAAGTGGTTGGCCGGTTGCGTGAACAGAAAGAGAAGATTGTCATTTGGGCACGCTTCCGAAAAGAGATAGAATCCATCCAAGAGCGTATGCTGAAAGAGGGACACCGGTCAGTAGTATATTACGGTGGTGTAAACTATAAGACAAAGGTTGAGGCCAAGCAGAAGTTTAACAATGGTGGTGCTGACATATTCATAGGTAATGCTCAGAGCGCCGGCAAGGGTTTGAATGAGCTTGCTGGTTCCTCTTACTCTCTCTACTATAGCAATGACTACAGTGCTGAATGCCGGCAGCAGAGTGAAGATCGCACAACACGTCCTGGGATGGATGAGTCTGTATCTTGTACCTATATAGACTTTGTCTGCCGTGGTTCTATAGATGAAGAGTGCCTTGCTGTACTTCGATCTGACAAAGACTTCGCTGAGATAATCCTATCAAGATGCAATAAGCGTAAATAATAATGATTCTAAAGCATAGTTAAGGAGTTTCGATACTATAGGCCACTTTTATCGCTCAAAATAACGTACGATTTTCCTTTACTTGTATTTTGGTTTGGAGTATATTCATTACTAGATAGAACGAGGTTAGGACAAACCGGACATCCACCCGACCAAAACCCGTTCCAAAAAACAAGGGCTGAAGCCAGCAAGGTAAGCAAGGGCTCAAACGAGATTCCCCAGATACCCCAGAGCAGTAAGCACCTTCATAGTGAGTACACCAATACCGGTAAACGATAGGTTTCAGAGACAGGAAGACAAGAAGGTGATTGCCGAGAGGCAAGAGAAAACTTCTTAGAGTTGCCAAAGCTCTGGCCGGTGGTGACAAACTAGCTTCTATATATAAGGCAGGGGAAGAGGTCAGCAAAAGTCTCTTCCCTCACTTCATACCTAGAAGTAAACTTCACAGGGCTCAGCCCACAGGAGGTAGTACAATGGCAACCGCAACTGATATGGTAGTAGAAATGAAAAAAGATTATATGATGTTTGCAAATGATCAGCAGAAAGTGGATAGAATGTTTCAGCTGAAATATCGTTGGCTGGACGAATATCAATATGAAGATTTCAATGATTACATTGCTGAGATGAAGAAGATCATTCCTTCTCATTGGAAGTTTATTAAAGGTACTAAAAAGCCTTTTGGGTTTATTGTTACAATTTATGATATTAAAATTCACATCTTTACAACGCCACGGGGTACAATCGGCGGTAAGATAAGGAAAGACTAGCCATGGAAGATCGTGAGAAGATACTCCAACGCATCAAGAAGATGATGGCTCTTGCGAATGACCGTGCAGCCTCTTCTGGTGAGCGGGAAAATGCATTGGCCATGGTCTCAGAAATCCTCAACAAGTATAACCTTACAATGGCTGAGGCTGATGCCCAGCATCTGGGGAATGAAGAGAAGAGAATTAAGGAAGGAATTTTTGAAAAGAAGTATGGGCATGCTTGGTGTCGGAATATAGCCAATGCCATTGCCCAGCTTTACTTCTGCCACTACTTCATCACCCAGAGCAACAAAGGTCAGAAGGTAGAACACTACTTTGTAGGGAAGCAGAGCAACGTCTTCACTGCTCAAGAGATGACCAAGTATGTCTTGGACTCTATCATGAAAGAGGCAAGGCAAGAGGCAAGAGAGCAGGAACAGAATGGAGCCTTTGAGCGCAACTTCTGCAAGGGTGCTTCTATATCTATCATAAACCGGTGCCACAAGATGGTAGAAGAGGCGAAGAAAGCCAAGGCACCGAAGACCGCAAACAATTGTACTGCTCTGATCCTGGCATCTGTGTATGATGCTGAGCGTGCAGCCAACAAGAAGATGCTTGTAGAGATGAAGATAAGGCTCAAGAGCAATTCAGATCATCAGCGAAGCTCATCACCAGATGGATTCACAGAGGGAAGGATATTTGGTGGCAGGATATCTCTTAACACACAGCTGGGTGGAGCTAAGTCTTCCACTCTCAGGATTACATAACTCACCGCCCACAGGGCAAGGAGGATTCAAATGCCAAGATCAAGAAGCATGTCAGAAGAGATGCTGAGGACGCCAGTCATCGAAGTCATGAAGGCCATGCATAAGTATGATGACACAAGCGATGATACATTGCTGATGGAGTATACTTATGCAATACAGAACATCAGCAAGGTGAACAACCTCAAGGAAGTCTCAGAGCTTCGCATTGAGATATTGCGGAGGATGTATGAGTAATTGGAAGCACAACAGTGCCAAGAAGATTGCCTTGGCATCTCCTGATAAAGAGGAACCAAGGTTTCAAGGCATAAATGGTGGCGACCTTGTCATGCTCTTGGCTGATGAGAATGAGTATAAGGTGGTGGGCCGGTATATTTCCTATAGAGATGGGAAGACGCCCATGCTCATCTTAGATCGAAAGGACTGGACAAATGCCAAGGGCCATCTCTCAGGAGTCCACTCAGTCGAAGAGGTCATAAAACTTCAACCAATCACAAGGAGTAAGAAATGAAAATAACACAAGCTCTATTAGAATCAAAAGATGCTTGTAAAGAAGGCATCCAAGAATTTGTCAAGGCTTTTCCTGAAGGGTTTGACTTGTCTTTGTGGACTTATGAACGGCAGTTGGAGATAATCAAGACAGACCTCAGGAAATTCATAGGATGGGCATTCAGAGGAAAAATCATTTCCATGTGGTCAATGTCTGGTGCCAATCTGTCTCGTGCCAATCTGTCTCGTGCCGATCTGTTTTGTGCCAATCTGTCTGGTGCCAATCTGTCTGGTGCTGATCTGTCTCGTGCCAATCTGTCTCGTGCCGATCTGTCTGGTGCCAATCTGTCTGATGCCAATCTGTCTGGTGCCAGACTGTCTGGTGCTGATCTGTCTCGTGCCAATCTGTCTGGTGCCAATCTGTCTGGTGCTGATCTGTCTGGTGCCGATCTGCCTGGTGCTGATCTGTTTTGTGCTAATCTGTCTGGTGTTGCTGATCTGTCTCGTGCCAATCTGTCTGGTGCCGATCTGTCTGGTGCCAATCTGTCTCGTGCCGATCTGTCTGGTGCCAATCTGTCTGGTGCCAATCTGTCTGATGCCAATCTGTCTGGTGCCAATCTGTCTGGTGCCAATCTGTCTGATGCCAATCTGTCTGATGCCAATCTGTCTCGTGCCAATCTGTTTGATGCCATAGGAGTCAAACATGATACCTAAGACTCAACTTCAACCATATGGTGAGTTTTTCTACATGATGCTGAGGAAGCTCGCATACCCAATCTGTAAGCACTGTCATGGCAGAGGCTATGAAGGGGTACAGGTGGGCACCGGTCAGTCTCAGGGTAAGAAGCAAGGCACCGGCTGGGAGGTCTTCTGCCATGGACGTGGTTGTGTGGGAAAGACTCTAGCAAAGTACCATGACCAACTGACTAAAACCAAAGCCCATAGGGCAAAGGAGGTAGCAAGATGACACAAGACAACAATAAAGGACTCAAAGGAGCAGTACGATCTGGTACAGACCCAAAGGCATTTGCCTCAATCATGGCTAACCATGAGCACTCTCATCTCAGTGACAAGTACCAGTTCATCCCCACCACCAAGATCATCGACATACTGGCGAAGCAGGGATGGGATCCAGTCATGGCCCAGGAGAAGAGAGTGCGCAATGAAGATCGTGAGGGCTTTCAAAAGCACCTCATTCGCTTCAGGCAAGATGGTGCTCAGGCCATTGACGGTATCTTCCCTGAGGTGCTACTGACAAACAGCCATGATGGCTCTGCCTCTTTCGTCTTCATGGCTGGACTCTTCCGGCTGGTATGTACCAATGGGCTGATTGTCAGCAATGGCATGTTCGGTTCCATTAAGGTACGCCACATGAACTTCCAGCAGAGTGATGTCATTGAGGCTGTGGATAGGGTTGTAGAAGATACCCCGAAGCTCCTTGAGCATGTGGACATCTACCAGTCTATCCAACTGAGCAGGCAAGAGCAGTATGCCTTTGCTGAGTCTTCCCTCAACATGAAGTTCAAGAAGGAAGGCAGCAAAACAATAGGGATAGATGTCAGAGGAATGCCAACAGACAAAACAGGTTTGTATGAGCTTGAAGATCGCAGGTTCAATCTGAATACTCTTCTCACTCCTCTGCGTGGTGCTGACCATGAACCTTCTCTTTGGAATACCTTTAACATCATCCAGGAGAAGTTTATCAAGGGTGGCATCTTTGAGGATACTGTGAGGCCCAATGCCAATCCTCGAATTTCTCCTACCCATGTGAGCAAGGTACGGGATATCAAGGGCATCGATGAGTCCATCCGAGTCAACAAGGAACTTTGGGGACTGACAGAAGCGATGGCCAAGCTCAAGGCAGCATAACTTATCTATCATTTTGGTTGAAGGGAGGTGGAACTTTTGGCAACAAGTTTGATTGAAGCTCCAAGAAGCAAGGGGCAATGTGATAAGTGCAAGCATGAACCTTCTTGCAATGCTTGGTGGAGAAAAGATGTTGAGGATAGCAAGAGCCTCATAGTATGTCTTGGATTCAGATCACAAAAAAAGGAGGTGAGAGAAAGAAGAGAGTATGATGACTGGGCAGACATTTAACTGAAAGGATGGTGAGAGCATGACAACTGAAAGTAGCACTGATCAAAATGCCGCAAGCACCATAGATATTAA